GGGTCTGATTGCAGCAGGAATCGTAGCAGTGCTTGATTCCGCGAAGTTGTTTGGCGCAGGCTGACCAGGTGTCCTCGTGGATGCAGTGGGTTTCTGACTGGGGATTGATCCATCCCGTCTTGAGGTAGACCCAGATACCGTCGTCCGGGCGTTCATCGGAGATCTCGTCGACCTTGGGGTTGGAGGAAATGCGTTCTCGGAGGGAAATCGTCTGCTTCTTCATAGCTGGTTCCTCCGTCTGGAAGGTGGGGCTCGTCAGCGAGGGGAAGACCCTCGGACGGGACCGGAGTCCCGTTTCGCCCTATTAGTAGCGGATGCCTCCTTTGTCACCGAAGTTGCGGTCGGCCGTGCTGTAGAGTTCCTTCTCCTGGATGGTGGAGAGGGCTTGCTCTTTCTGGCGTTCGGCTTCCTTCCAGAGTTCGGTGAGCTGGGGGCAGGAGAGGTCGGCGGAGAAGGAGGAGACCTGGTGGTCTTTCTCCGTATCAAGGTGGGCTAGGAGACGGAGGTGACCGACGAGGCCGTGAATCTGCTCGTGGTAGTTGCGGGACCGGTCGAACTCGGGGAGGTGCTGCTCGCTGATGACGATCCAGGCGCCGGTCTTGGGGGATTGGATGCGGTGGTGGATCTCGTAGGAGGAAGCGTTGCCGGAGAGCGTGGTCTCGATCTGGGTCTTCATGGGGGACTCCTCCTCTGTGGGGGTAGGTGGCGCGGACAAGGGGAAATATAGCCTCCCCCCAAAGAAAAATCTAGAGGAAAACGTAAAAAACCTGAAGAAACCCTAGAAAACCTGAAAATAAAAATTCGTGTACCCCCTAGCCAAATCCCCCGCGTTCCTATATAGGCTTTCTATGGCGTCGCGCCGGTCCCTACCGCACGCACGCCTCGCGCAGAACGGGGCCGACAAAGCAGACAAATCGGCCCGCCCCGCAGAAGGGGAAACCGGGGACGCAGGGGCCCCGGGACAGAGGCGAGCACGAGCAGACGGGACCGGGCACGCGACTGAGGGCTCATAGGGAGAGAGCATGAGGACGAACAGGCCGAAGGGAAGCGGGAGGACGGAGGCGGTGGCCCCGGAGACGCAAGCTATGGTCCCCGAGGTCGTCGCCTCCTCCGCTCTTGGGTACGGCCTTGTCCGGCGGCAGGCGCAGTTCCTGACTGAGCTCCTCTCCGCTCCCACGTTCGACCCCACCGCTGCGGCCATACGGATGGGAGTCCCTGAGGGGCAGGCTCGGGACTGGGGCCGGATGATGCTGGACTGCGCCCCCGTGCGGGATGCCCTCCACGCGCAGCTCCAGGCGCAGATCGAGGGAGCGCAGGCCACCCCGGCTCGCTGGCTCCAGGAGGTCGCACGGCTCGCCCTGGTGGACTTCGACAAGAGCGCGTTCTACCTGCCGGACGGTTCCTTGAAGAGCCCGACGGAGTGGACCCCAGAGATGTCCTCCTGGGTTGACGGCTGGGAGGTCGAGGAGCTTTGGGTCGGGCGGGGGGAGTCCCGGGAGTTCCTCGGTCACGTAAAGAAGATCAAGCTCTCCTCCGCCAAGCGCGCGAAGCTCCAGGCGCTCGAACTTCTCGCCAAGTACCACAAGCTCTACGCCGACACGGCCCCGCCGGCCATCCCTCAGCAGTGTGTGACGGGTGGGACGGTGAACGTGCAGAACAACTACCTCTGCCTCTCCGCCGAGGAGGCTGCGAGGCTCTACCGGGAGCAGGTCCAGAACGATGGCTGAGGCCGCGAAGGTTGCGTGCCCCGCCGCCGGATGGCCCCCCGACCTAGCCGCGGAGTGTCGTCGGCGTCTCGTCCTCCTCCATCGCGTTCGCTCCTCCGCGGATCTTCTCCGCGTGACCCTAGAGCACTGCAAGAACTCCCCCGTGGACTTTATCAACGACTGGGTCTGGACGCACGACCCGCGCCCCGCTGCCGTCGGTGGCCTGACGCATCTCCCCTTCCGTCTCTTTCCTCGGCAGGAGGAGTTCATCGAGTGGCTGGACGGCAGGCTCGCGGCGCAGGAGTCCGGCCTGGTCGAGAAGTCCCGTGAGCTCGGCGTCACGTGGGCCTGCGCCGCCTACGCCGTGCACGGCTGGCGCTTCCGTCCCGGGTTCGCCGTCGGGTTCGGCTCCCGGAAGGAGGCCCTGGTCGATCGCCTGGGGGACATGGACTCCATCTTCGAGAAGATCCGCTACATCGTCGACTACCTGCCGCGCGAGTTTCTCCCGAGGGGCTTCGACCCGGGGAAGCACTCCTCGTACATGAAGCTACTCAACCCGGAGACGGGGGCTAGCATCACGGGGGAGGCAGGAGATAACATCGGGCGAGGCGGCCGCAAGACGATCTACTTCAAGGACGAGAGCAGTCACTACGAGCGCCCGATGAAGATCGAGGCCTCCCTCTCGCAGAACACGAACGTGCAGATCGACGTCTCCTCCGTGAACGGCGTGGGGAACCCGTTCCACGAGAAGCGGATGACGTGGCCCTCCCATAAGATCTTCGTCTTCGACTGGCGGGACGACCCGCGTAAGGACGAAGCCTGGTACCAGAGGCAGGTGGCGGAGAAGCCCGCGGTGATCGTCGCCCAGGAGATCGACCGGGACTACGGCGCCAGCGCGGAGGGGGTGGTCATCCCCGGCGCGTGGGTGCAGGCCGCGGTCTCCTTGGACCTCCTCGCCTCTGGGCAGAAGATCGCGGGGCTGGACGTGGCGGACGATGGGAGCGACAAGAAGGGGTTCCTGGCTCGTCACGGGCACGTTGCCGTCCGGGTGGAGGAGTGGCAGACCGGAGGGGCGACGGAGTGCGGGCGGAAGGCGTGGGTCATCTGCCAGGAGCTTGGCGTCCCCGTCCTGAACTACGAGAAGGAGGGCGTGGGGGCGGCCGTGAGCGGGGTGGCGCGGGACCTCTCCGGCAGGGGCCCCACGTTCGCCGGCATCTCCCCCGGCAGCACGAACCTCCCAGGCTGGTACATCCAGCCCTCTGCGGGGGACAAGGGGAAGAAGAACGAGGACATGTTCTCCAACCTGAAGGCTATGACCTGGTGGCGCCTCCGGGACCGCTTCCAGAGGACGTGGGAGCATGTCTCCGGCGTACGGAAGTACCCACTGGACGAGCTCATCAGCCTGAAGGGGCTCCGCGGGCAGAAGGCGTTTCCGCAGCTCGTGGCTGAGCTTTCCCAGCCCCAGTACACGCTGACAGAGTCCGGCAAGATCAAGATTGTGAAAACCCCCAGCGGATTCCGCTCCCCGAACCTGGCGGACGCGCTGATGCTGAGCTACGCGGGGGCACAACTGGTGCGAGTGGGAGCGTGGTAGGATGAGCGACCGTCAAGACCCCCTCAAGAAGATGCCCCGGGACGAACTCGTCGCCCTGGCGTCCTCCCTCATCAGCAGGAGCGCTCTGGCCTCCCGGCTTGGTCAGGCGTTCACGGATGCGCAGGGGAACGCCCACCGGAACCTCTACCAGGCCCTCGGGTACAACGACAACCCCGGGTTCGAGGAGTACTGGAACCTCTTCCTACGCCAGGACGTAGCCACGCGGATCATCTCCGCTCCCGTCTCCGCGTCCTGGAGCCTGGACCCGGAGGTTGTCGAGGGGGACGACGAGACGGAGACGCCCTTCGAGAAGGAGTGGAAGGCGCTCCAGAAGAAGCGAAGCGTACTCCACTACCTCCAGCGCGTGGATCTCCTCTCCGGTATCGGGCGCTACGGCGTCCTCTTCCTCGGCGTGAAGGACGGGAAGGTCGCGGAGGAGCCCCTGGAGGCCGGCGGGAAGCGCGAGCTGCTCTACCTCCGCCCCTACGTGGAGACCAGCGTGAAGGTCTCCGAGTGGGAGACGGACACGGCGAACCCCCGCTACGGACTCCCCCGGTACTACTCACTCCAGCCCCGCAGCGTCGAGGGGACGAACGCGACGATGCCTACGCAGTCCATCCGCGCGCACTGGACGCGGGTCCTCCACGTGGCGGAGGAGACGCTGGAGGACGACGTCAACGGGACACCCCGCCTCCAGAACGTCCTGAACCGCCTCGGCGACCTGGAGAAGGTCGTGGGGGGCTCCGCGGAGATGTTCTGGCAGGGGGCGCTCCCGGGACATGCGTTCAAGGCGGACAAAGAGTTCGGGGGGTTCGACCAGACGGTGATGCTCCCGGGCGGAGGGACGTCGACCGTGGGCGAGCAGATGACGGACGAGATCGAGGCTTACGTTCATGGCTTGAAGCGCTATCTGAAGCTCCAGGGGATCGATGTCCAGAACCTCTCCCCGCAGGTGGCCTCCCCGCAGCCCCACGTCAGCGTGATCCTGGACCTGATCGCTGCTGCGCGCTCCATCCCCAAGCGCATTTTGATCGGGAGCGAGCGCGGGGAGCTGGCGAGCGTGCAGGACGACGCGAACTGGGCCGATCACAT